ACGTGGTGCCGGATAATACTGCGCGGGGGTAAAGACTTGGCGAACCGTTTTAGTTTCTCGCCGTCGGTTTCGTCGGGCTGGTGGTGGTTGCTGGTGGCGTCCCAATGTAGCCGAACGTTTCCGCCGTCGGCATAACATCCGCCGCGGGTATCCGGGTCCGCTGCTTTTTTCTTGCTGGCACCGTGCGCCGTAAATCCGATTATAAAGTTTCGATCTAGTCGAGCACATAGCGGGTCACCGTTCCCACAATCCCGGCAACTAAAGCCATCACGGTATTCTGCCGGACAGCGAACCACCGGCACCCGGTCCGAAACTATAAGGTCGCCGCGGTTATTAGTTCGACCAAATAATGGTGCGCTGGTTTTTTTCCCGTTCTCCCATTCGGATTCCGGCAGCACTACAACCGTCGGGACCGCTCGCGATGCTGCGGCAGCACTTACTAAAGTATCCGCAGAAAAGTTAACCACCGTTTTACCCGGCTTTAATTTGTCGGCCCATTTGTGCCAACTGAAATGCGTATAGGTAAAAGACTGGCCTTTATTCGGAACCGCATCCAATAACGCGTCAAAATAATCTGCGTCAATTTCCTGCGCACCTTTACCGCTGCAATTCATTTTGCAAGATGCCGGGCAGGTCGCATACTTTTCGCCATTGCCTGCGCGATAGGTTACTGCGATCCCGTTGGTTTTTTCTGCTCTGCTTGTTTCTACTGTCTTTAACATGGTTGCCCCCATAGTTGTGTATAAGATTTATCGCATACCTTACACCATAAAAAAGCCCGGCGTCAACCGGGCTAATATTTTTTAATCTTACCGCCTGCGCTTTATCCGTTGCTGCGGTCGTTTTTGGGGTCGGGGTTGTTTCCGCTCGCGTTCAAATTTATCAACCTCATCCGAACCGTAACGCAATCTTGCCCACCATTTAATTAAAAAAAACATATCACCCCCAATCCTTTTGACTGCCATCAGCTTCGGCAGTTTTAAAACCTTTACTGTAGGCGGTTATCTCCGCGGGCGTCATATCTTTTAGTTCAACCTTATCGGTGGAATAAGTAGCACCCTTAAAAAAATGAGGGTCATATTCCCTACCGTACCAGAAATCTGCGGTCCCGCGATCATACGGCCCGCCGTGTCGTTCGTCATAAGTCATAGTCAATTCTCCTTTAGTTAGTTGACTATGGGATTGTATGCGATGTTGTGGGACAGATCAAGCCAAAAATCTCACCCCAGTCTACTGTGCCCGAAACATGGTGAAACGGTTCAATCTTTAAACCTTCCATTTTAAGGTCCATTGCTTCTGACCCTTTATACAAGAATAGCTGTTCCGGTTGGTTTTTGGTTTCGTGCTTTTTAAGCATTACCCAGACGCTGCCGTGCCCATGATTGGTTAGCCAAGCTACTTGATGGGGACGAAGATCGACCGCGTTACCCGCGGTGGCTTTCAATTCTACAAAGTGAAACAAACCACGTTCATCACACAAAACCACGTCAGGCACTCCGGGCATTGCCCAAGTCTCTAACCGGGTCGCTTTAATGTTTCGTTTGGTCTTCGCCATCCCCGATTTCATCTGCCTCCAAAAGTCGGCCTCGCGCTTTGTCGCGGTTCTGGGGATTGCTTTCTCTTTCGGGAGTAACGTCGATAGTAATCGGGGCATAGCTTTGTTTTATCTCCTTGAGCGCCTTCATGACTTCATCTTTGCTCATACTGTCGATGCTGCCAGTTCTGATTTCACTCTTGCTTACATAAATATCGCCTTGCGCTTGCCCTCGCCGGTATTCGGCTTGAACCGCAGCACTGTACGCGCCATTGTTCAAAGCCATATCTCTGATGGTTTGTAGGTCTTTTAGATGTCGCTGGTAATTAACACCAAATTTAGCATCCAGTTCTGAGCGATACGCTTGGATAGCGTTAACAACATGGGGGCTAATGTTTGGGTTGGTTAACTCGTAAGCCCTAGTGTGGGCAGAGCCAACAGGATAACCCGCATTAACAGCCGCTTCCCGCATAGTTATCTGGCCATCTTTAGAAACCAGTTCTTTAACAAACAGTTCCTGCCTTCGGGTAAGTGGTTGGGCTTTGGTGGCTTTGGGTCTACCTACCTTCTTTTTCGGTGTAGGTATAACAGATTTAGGTGCGGCAGAACGAGGCATGTAATACTCCAGTTATTAAGCGATAGTTTAATATAACTTAGAGCCGTTTGGTATATATAGGAAGTAAAATATAAATAAATATAAAAACTTTTCAGAACCGCTATACGCAATAAGCTCCCTACTGGTTACACAAACTCGGTTACGGTTACTTTTTTGTTTTCTACTTATGTAACCTAATATCTCTATATATCACATAGGCATAACTGCTCTGGTTACACGGTTTCACCGGTTACACCTATTTTCACCAAAAAAATATATTTTATATTTACTATCTATATATGTAGAAACCGTGTTCCGCGATCCGTGGACCGCACCCTTTTTATGTAGGATAATGATCTTGGCCCGCCCTTATGGCACTCCTCGCAGGCACCCTTGCTTGCATCCCCTTACAGTCTGGGGGCGGGTCACCATTAATTGTTACGGCCTTGCATCCGCACGGTGTCTGTTATACTTACGTTCTACTCTGCTTTAACACACTAGAAAGTTCTGAGTTTTTATTTATTTAAATATCCAGACGGCTAGTCCGGCCAGCACTCCACCTATTACGGCTAGGATCGAATGCTTATGTTCTTCGGTCCATGCTTTTTTTGACGCGGATTCATACCAGTGTTTATCGGTATCTTCTACGGGTGGGTTGGCAACTGCTTTTGCTGCGCTATGCGCTTTGACGTGATCTAGGATCGCGCCTTTCTTCCAGCGGTTGACGAGCTTTGGTCCGCGGACCGAGGTTGTTGGCACTTTGGTTGGTGCTGGGAACTCACCGAGTTTGACCTTACGGTACACGGTTGGCTTGGATACGCCTGCGATTGCGCAGACTTCATCTATGGTTAGTAGTGCTTTCATGGTTTTCCTCTCTTATTTTTTTGCGCCGTTGAAACTCTCGTTCTTTATCCTGAACGATCAAGTACGCACCCCGGAACATTATTGCCATAAATGCTCCAAAGAACATAAACAGCAAGGCCTCCAAGGTTAGCCCTGTAAAATCCGTTGCCATGCTTTTTCAATCTCTAGGGATCGTTGCAGCCGTGCTTTTGGTTTTAGTTCTGGGTCGTTCTCTGCTTTATCCAAAGCTTCGTTCACCACCTGATTGATGGTTGATATGGCCCAAGACCATTCGATGTCGCTTACTCGCTTCTCGGCTTCCACGTGTCCACCTCCGCGTACCATTTACCGCCTTTGCTTTCTTTGACTTGAACGTTGATCCAATCGTCTTTCTGGCCCGTGAGCCACGCGATGAGGTCCGTTCTTTTGATACTGAGTGCGCACTTAACGAAGTCAGGTGCCTTCTCGTTTGGTTGTTTAGCCATGAGGCCATCTACAAAATCTGCCATTCTAGTCTCCTTAACGTAAAAGACCCCAGCCGGGGGCAACCGAACTGGGGTCTGGGTCAACTACGGAGAACATGACTAACATGTTCAAGCGTATTATACACCCCGGTATGGGATAAGCAACACTTAATCGCATATCTTAACCAACCTTGCTGAACAAGCTTGTAACGCTTCTTCGGCAGTTTCTTTAAACTCGCCGCGGTAAATTTCTTCACCGTTCTCATTTTTAATTATAGGCAGGTAGCCAAAGCCTTCTTCGCTTCGGGTAAGGGGTTTGTATCCCATACCGCCAACCCTTCGAACAATTAGGTCATACACCATGATTAACCTTCTTTGTTGATGCCATCATAAACTTGCATCCCGCATAGGTTACATTTTCGTTTAGCAGTCACTTCTGTTTTAGAAACCCATGTCAATTTGGTTTCGCAACGCGGGCAAAGGTTTTCTTTCAACCTTTTACCGATGTCATCACTATTCTGTGTTTGATCCGTCACTGTCATTGCTGCGATGCTCCGCTTCTTTATACCA